TTGTGTATGCTCGTGCAAGGGGATGATAATTGCATGAGGCATGTGGAGCAAACTCAGTTTCCGTGGCAGCAATCCATGGCTGAGTTAGGGTTTGATTCAGAAGCCCTGTACAGGAATGTTGTGGAGCGCGTTGAATTTTGCTCCAGTCGCATTTATAGGACGAATTTAGGGTATGTGTTTGGGCCGAAACCTGGTAAAGTTTTGGCAAAATATGGGTATATAGTTAACCCTCCCGCAACCGTGGCTCCGGAATCAATGATGAGAGGAGTTGCGTTGGGTTTGCGCGAGATGTGTCACTTTATACCACCCCTACGGTCTTTGGTTGAAAGGACTCTCGAATTGACGGAAGGATTTGAAGCATATAAGATGGCTATTGCCCGCTTTACACCATTCGATCAGAGTCCGATGAAAATTAGAAGGAGACATGAATCCACTGTCGAAACCATGTTGAACTTGCACCTAAATTATGATTGGTGCTATGGTCGTCAGCGAGAGTGGGATAGTCAACTTAAGTTACTGCGGTTTGGTGATGAAATTGCCGGTATACCTGAACTACTGTTCGATCGGGATACAGGTGGTCCGCAGCTAATTTTCGGTGGGTGGGTGGCTAAGGCCCTGCCCGAGGTAGCAGCCTGAGGCTAGTCAGTGATGACATAAAATATCAGTCGTGCACATACACTGTGTGTAATGCAGCTTGAGATAATGGCGGACTCAAACGGTCACAAGCCCGTATAAATGCAGAGTGCACGACGATTTCAATTGGAGTTTGGTACCGCTTACCAGCTGATCTGTGGTTTATCAGTGCGATCTTTAAAATCGCGATTTAGAACCTCACCGTTTGCGTGACCTGCAGCGTGTATGGGATAACAGGACGTGGTCCAACCCCTACTTGTAATGCGGCTTGACTTGGTAGTCTCAAATAAAATCTGTAGTAAAGGTGCGGTGGCCTCGGTAAAAACCCGTGCGAAGAACAACGCAAGAAATAGTTCAACGGTGGTGCCTGCTTGTGCTGAGCAGTGTCATAAAGTCCCTTGGCCAGTGCCAGGGGCGGGGAGTTGTGGTAGTGACTCCCGGTTCGTGCATCAAACGCTGCGTAAGGCGCGGCAGTTTCGAGCGTTGAAGGAACGGCTCGTAGGTATTGAACCAAATCCCGGACCTAAGGGAAAGGGATCTGCCAAGACCCAGAAGCGTGGCAAACGAGCTTCTGGGCCTATTCGTGCCAACAAGAGTTCTTCCCGTGCGAATGCCAAAAGGCGCATGGGAGTCCCAATGTCCATGGGACCAGCTTCTCGTAATAGGCGTGGTGCAACGTCTAGATTACAGAAGTCACTTGTTGTGACAGAGAGTGAATATGTGGGTGATATAACTTTGACCTCGGCAGGTTTTGTTAATACACAATATTCCATCAATCCTGGGGACTCAACGATGTTCCCTTGGTTGTCCTCTATAGCCGCGAATTTCAACAAATATCAGTTCCGCAAGTTGGGCTTCAGGTATGAGCCTATTGCTAGCGGATATGCTACGGCTGGCCAGTCAGGTCATGTCATTTTGTCGGTTAACCCTGATGCCTCTGATGCTGCTCCGGTGGCTCAAGCTCAGGTGTATGATCTTCAAATGAAGTGTGCGCGTATGCCTTGTGATGAGAATGAGCTTTCTCAATTGCAACCTTCTGGAGATGAGTCGTCCAATCGACTATCTTTGGCCGAGCTGAATAAGCAAGACAGTTACTATGTTCGAGTAGGAGCTGCTCCTGCGAATACTGATATTAAGACCTATGATTGTGGAAAGCTCAATGTGTCCACAATAGGTACTGCAACTTCTGGTACGTCCGGAAAATTGTTTGTTGATTATTCGGTTTATTTGCATAGTCCGGTTCTCGTACAACCGGCTTCAGGCGGTGTTTTACACTTCAGTTCTATTACAGGCGTGTCTGCTGATAATTTAGCAGGCATGGCTCTGCAAGCTGGAGGAACACCGGCTCTTGGTGGAATTTCAGCGGCAGGTAATACCATTTCGTTCCCGGCAGGTGTGCCAGGAAATTATTTGGTAGTGTTGACCATAGCAGGTGCTACATCATGTGGTGCCCTATCGGCCAATTCGATCACTGGTGGTACAACTGCCGGACCGAACCTGCTGACTGGATCGGGTGCTCGTGATGCTGTTGGAACTACAGCGTCACTTGCCGGTACGACTACAGCAGCTGCGACGTACATGACTGTGCTGACGCAGTCTGCTGCTGCTGGAACACTCGTAATGGCGCCGGCGACAATTGTTGGGACAGCTTCGGCTGATCTCTTCATTATACTGCTACCATCGGCAGTGTTAACGTTGTCACGCCACTCTGCAGATGAGCGCTTGGGACGGCTTGAGCAGCTGTTCTCACAGGCTCTTCTGCGGCCACGTTGTGCCTCAGTAATCACGGCTGAAGAGCTTAGTGATGATGAGTGCATTACCCCACCATCTGCTGCGCCGCTTAGCAGTAGTACGGTGTTGGATGTGATTGGCGAGTTGATGTCTCGCAAGTCTGGCTCAAATAAGAAGAATTAAGAGCTAGGCGGTTGTGTGTGGAAGTTGGGCACCTCACACTAATATTGTCTTTGTAATGACCCAACACCTTAAGGTTGAGTGTACTATTGCTCGTCTTGCATTGGTGATCGTGCAACACGAGTTCTTTTGCTGTGAGAATACTCCAGCTTTAGTAGCATGAGATCACTTGCGCATACGCTTGCCAGGCGTAGGGTTGCGTAGTAAGCATTGGCTAGGTGCATTGTGGGGGAAGTGCGCTGAATGAAGCAGCGAAACGTATGGCCGAATTAGAGGTCTAGTCGTCGCTGTGGATTAACAAGGTGTCAAGAGACAGATCGGTAGATCTGGGCTCGCCGCTAGGGCACCTTTGCCTAAAATATAAATGTTT